TGTTATTAGTCTATAGTCTGGCGGTTATTGTTGGCCGCCTTGTTTACGCAGCGGGGGTGTTGGGCCTCGGCGATGTACTCTGTGTGTTGGGCCTGTGGCACGCGTGGCGGGCTATCGCAGACCTCGTATCACCAATTACTCAATTAGTTAGTCCACCGACTAATCCATCAACCTCTAATTCCAAAACTGAAGGATTAGACTTGGTTCGGCTAATAGGCCTAGTTAATAATCCATCAACTTCTATTAATTCCAAAACTGAAGGACTAGGCGATAAGTAACAACTGGCTTGGCACTTAGTGAGCCTAATTAGGAAGTCGCCCACATAATGCCATGTTCACAGTCATAGTAATTTACTTAGGTAGGGGGCACAATTATTTGTATGATAGGTTAGCGATTAGCTTACACGAGTGTTGGGCTGACATGAAGCCCAACCTACGTTTATCCTATATTTGATTCTGGCTACCTACCTAATCACATTAATTAGATAACTATGGCTAAGTTTAATTCAGATACAGCGTCTAATATGGGGCGCCGCGGTGGTGAGAAGACAGCCCAGGATAGAGAACATATGAGAGAGATAGGTCGTCGAGGTGGGCTGAAGGCTCAACAGCGGCTCGCTGAGAAGAAACAACAACGTTTATTAGATAGCGAGTAGATTATAGGTCACTATATTAACTATATCATTCACCTGCGTTGTATCCATAGTTGTATCCCCCTTCCCTATGAAGTGAACGCTAATGATAGCTATAGGGCTATCCTCATCTAATAGTAGTTGCTGGTATAGATGCCGCACTCCTATTATATCTAGGTGGGCCCGCTGCTTAAAGCTAAGCAGTGTAGAGTTAGCATCAGTCTTCATAAAGGATCGGCTACTAGCGTGTTGCACTAGAGTAGGCAGGTCATAGCAATGGTCGCTAATTAATACCTGCCTATAGAGATTAGCTATACTGCTAATCCCGGGGGCCAGACTCTCATGAGTACACGTCATCTTGAGAAACTTAAGACCAGATATACTGCGACCAGGATTATGGAACTGGTGGAGTAAGACTCTATCGGCCGCCGTTGTAATCCGTATCTGGTTGAGTAGATCAAGGATATAGATGTCCTTATCTATAGTGCTAACATGGCGTATCAGATCTTGTATAGCGTACCTGCGCTCTATCTGATTGCGGAATATCCATCGCCCAATAAAGATTATAATAAATAGAGTCAGACTAAACGTGTTCTGCCATAGGAAATCAGTGACCTGTGGTAGAGCTTCTTTAACCAGAGTGTGCGGAGCTAAGTGAATAGTGTAGGCCTTATCATTCTGTGGTACATTCATGTTTAATGGGGCATCCTTCAGATTAATTAATGCCTTTAAGTACATTCTTAAGTTAGTGTTTAAGTGCTTCTAGTTTTATATTTATTCACGAGGATTTTGTAGGTGAATTATAATTATGATAATCAATTAGGACTTGCCTGTATTACTGATACTGAGCGCAATATTAAGGTATTCTGTCCTGTGGCCCGCCCGGGGCAGAGATATGAGGCCACTATAGCCCATACTATGGCACGATATTCTCGCAGCGCTGAGTCAGTAGAGAATCTACTCGATGAGGCACGGGGAGTAGATGCGGATAAACGTCTTCATAATATATTCTATAATTATGGTCACGGTAGTGTACAGGGCCTGGCCACGTTATCGGTGTGCTTTGAAGGTATTCCCCTATGGTTTGCGTTCTATCTGTTTAATACTATGCCTCTAGGGGCAGGACAAGAGCGCAGTACTCGTTATCAGAAGATGGGGGACTACTATAGAGTCGGTAATGAGTCCTATGACGAGTCAATGGACTATCTATTCAGCGCATATGAGGAACTCTATGAGCCTACTCGAGAGGCGTTGGCCCGCGCTTACAGCGTAGACATGAGCGATAAACGCCAGGTACAGGCGCTGGATGCCCGTACGCTGGACTGTACGCGTTATCTATTACCTATGGGAGCCCGCACTAGTGTGGGTATCACATCGGATGCCGAGACGTGGAGTCGATTCATCAGTGACCTATTGAGTAATCAATTTAACTCGGGGCCCGATGAGTTATACAGTAGTATTGGGCACATGCTGAAGCAACTACTGGGTGGTTGTCCTGAGCTAGAGGCCCAGGGCTACGTAGCAGGTGCCCCTGGGCTCATACGTCATGCAGAGGCACGGCATGACCTGAGCGTTAGTCTAGTCAATATGGCGCGAGCGGCTCAGTCATCTCTCACTGTTAATATGAGAAATGAATATTATCGCTCAAAGCTAGTAATTGTACAGGAGCAAGACTGCGATATCGTTGGTAACCTGGCCCTATTACTCCAGAATGATGTCTATCGGCCAGCCCTAGTCCTATCTACTGGTAGAAGACTATTAGCTACGCTGCGAGAGGAGCTGACTACGTGGCGGCATTACGATAGATTACCTACTCAGTTCAATGCACCGCATATGTACATGAGTGGTTATATGGATGTGGGTGCGGCCCGCGACTTCAATCGCCATCGCAGTATATGGCGGTACTTTCCTGCTCTAACTAATGTAGAGCTATTACGGGGAGATGCTGGTTATACTCTACCACTCTATGTAGAGCACCTCCCTATAGCTGAGCGTTATAGAGAGGTGCTGGATAAATATTACGAGACACTGGGCGGCCCTGCTATACAGTATCGTATACCACTAGCCCATAATATACGATACTGTATAGGTGGCACACATAAGCATATGGCCTATGTGTGCCAGCTTCGCTCTCGAGTAGGGGGCCATATCAACTATCGTGTGATAGCTAATGAGTGGGCCAATAGTATAGCTGAGGTTAATCCACTATTCGACCTTACTCACATCATACATGTAGTCGAGAATGGCCGAGATGAGTTCCTGAGTCGTTAGGCCGCGCGTATTATGAATCCGTAGTCACGGCCGAGATTAGGCCATATCCAGTATGTTAAATCAGGGATGAGGAAGAGAGTAGGACCATTATCCAGACCCCTATTACCTATCAACGAGAATAGCACTGGGTATTGCGTCCTGCTGATATACCGCCCATCGCATGGTATCCAATTAGTAGGGTAGCTAGGGACGGGTGATTGCATAGCAGGCCATATGATTATAGAACCTATTGCAAGGCCCGCCTGGCTGAAGCTATCCGCTATTTTCTGATTAACCCAGTCTACTCGAGCTATACTGTCATTAGTAGTGGGCGATACAGTACGGGGGTTACCCGTTAGGAAAGGGCTATCTATATTAGCCTTAGTGTTCGATAGATTAGTTACTTGTGTCTGTAGACTACCTACAGTATTCTGTAATGCTACTATCTTGGGTATCTCTAGATTGAGCCTGTCGTTTAAAGCGCTGACTGTGGCATTGATGGTGGCTATCTGAGCAGTTAGTTGATTACTCAATGTAGTAAATTGAGACTGTAGACCACTGATGGCAGTTGTGTTAGTATCGCAGTATGTCTGTAGGTTCTTAATTATAGTTAGCTCACCTATGACAGCAGCTAGGTTATTAATTAGATCATTGACTAACTGCTGCAGGTTAGCAATGATTTGCTGTAACTCACCATCACCAAATAGATCGTCGCGTAATTCCTCTAGTTCATTCTCTAGAGTGGCTATATCAGCCAGCATGTCGGCAATAAATGCAAACGCCCGCACTGTGTCAGATAGATCGTATATAGTATTGGCGGCCTGTGTTCCCGTATGATTGGCGCGATTAGCAGCCTCTAGAAAGTTATTGTCGAGTTCAGCACAAGTAAGAGGACTTCCCTTACTCACCGATAGTATAATTGGCATAGAATTGTAGCTAGTGGTTAATATGGTTATACTATCGGTGTATGGCGTACTGTAAGCATTAGAAAGGAGATATCAGTGAGTAGCGAAATGTGGCATATGGATATAGCAAATCCCTATCAGGTGCCAATTACTATATATAGTGATTGGCCCCACCTAAATGATATAGTCCTTAGGCCTAATAGTGGTCTAAGGACTAGCTACGAGATAGAGGATGGATACGTGTTATATATTAGTCGGCTCTATCGAGTTAAGCCTAATGAGGCGCCTAGATTGTACGTTGGATGTCGCATAAAGGATTAAATTAATGCATTATACAGTTGAATTTAGTGGTACACGTGGTAGATTGTATACACAGCTCTCTGCTAGTTACACATTTGCAGATACCACGCTGCCCCGCACCATTACTCTAACCCTAAGCCCCGGCGCAGAAGTATCGATTGATCTAATCGATATTACTGCGCTACAGGTAATAGGTCTCTCGTGTGAGACAGGTTCTGTTAACCTCAGTGTTATCAATAATGGTAGCTCTATTATTAATCTACCAAAAGTAGTAGCTGGCTCCTATCATTTTAATAACGTAAACATAGTCGATGCTAAGATA